CTCTTCTTTTAGAATAAACTTCTTTTTCTAATATCTTTTTTCTTTTTAACTTCTGCTTTTTAGCTCCCTCTATACCATATATCTCTTCATATGTTTTACCTTTAAGCCCATGAACTTTATTCGATGTTGTTACTGTCATTTATATTGCTCCTAAAAAATTACGAACTCTTTTAACTATACCATATTTTTCTTCTTCTATTGTTTGTTTAAAAAATAACCTTCCAGAATAACCAGGATGATGCCATCTAGCTTTACCATTTTCAGAAATAGTTACCACTTTACCATTAATAGGTATCCTGGCATATCTAGAACCTGTTTTGCTAGTTCTAGATGATTTACCTGCTAAAAGACCTGGCTTCATATCAAAACCACTATATCCATGCTCTAAATATTTTGCATAAGGTGCCATTCCCTCATCTACGAAAATTTTTGCATGATATGGACTTACCATTGTTTGTTTAACAGCATTAATTAGATTATTACTTCTCGATCTAATTCCTACTGTTGGAATTTTCCCTTTTACTTTATCACGCAAATTTACAGCTTCATCTTTTAAAAATTCAGATAAACCAGCCTCTAATTCTTGTCTAGTTTTAAATCTATTTTTTAATTGCTCATAATCAACACTTATATATACTGTATTTTCCATTATATACTTCCTGGCCCACCAGGTGATTCTTTATATCTTCTACAATGTAATTTCTTTACAAAGAATTCATTAGCCATTTGAATCGTTGCTGGTTTACTCATTATTCTCCATTCTTCATTTTCTATTACTAATCTATCTCTTAAATATTGATTAGCATTTCCATCAGAAGTAACTGAAATTTGATATTCATATGGATAAGTAAATTCCATATCTCCTGTTTCAAAATATCCCAATTTAGTAAAAGGTGAATCATATTTAGGTATATGAAATAGTCCCGTTAAATGAGTTCCACTTCCCCAATATCCACCAGTTCCAGAACATAATGAACAAGTCTTATTAGGTCCGCCAAATGATTCGTCTATACAAGGTCTTTCCCAATTATAACTAGCATATACTGTAGCCCCATAAGCTATGTTACTTCCAGATGCTATTCTAACTAATCCTTCATCAGGCCACATAGAATAATCCGTACCTGATGCATAATATCCATTTTGATCTGTTCCAGATGTTAATACAAAAGTATTTCTTTGTACTCCATGGTCATCTCTATTCCAATTAACTGTTCGACCAATTATGTTAGTTTCGCCATCTAAAGTAAAACTATTTATTGTTGTTCCACTAGTTGTATGTGTGGCGAAAGATTGTTCTTCATCAACGTTTACATACGTAGAAGTATTACAAGGAAGACGATTATAAAAGATAGCTTCACAGCCACCTCTTTGAATCATTTGTTTAATTTTATTGTAACGAAAAGATCCCATTAGTTATAAACCTTGTTTTGTTTGATTTACTATATCCTTTACTTCATCTCTAGAAATAAAAGACCCTTGCATTCTAACATTTCTATCTATACCTTTAATATCAGGGCCTTGGAAAATAGAATCTCCAGGTTTATTTAATTTACCCACACCAAGCTTTTTTAATGCCGCATTACCTTCAACTACATCTCTAGGCATTTTCATCATTATTCTTGATGGTATATTATTTAATAAATTACTTGATAATGTATCAGCTGATCCTTGTTGAGTAGCTAATATAAGATGCATTCCTGAAGCTCTTGCTTTTTGTCCTATTCTTTTAACCATATTCATAAATTCTGGTCCTGCAGTTTGTTTTATATCTGCAAATTCATCCACTATTATAAATTTTCTAGACATTTTATCTTTAATATTTTTATTATATTCATCTACATTTTCATATCCCGCTTCTGTTATTTCTGTATATCTACTATCCATTTCATCAACCATTGCTTTTAAGGCCCCAATACCACCTTCTACAGTTGTAACAATATTTCCTGCAAGATGAGGTACTCCAGAATATTTACCAAATTCCGCTCCTTGTTTTGGGTCAATTAAAACTAATTGAGCTTCATTTGGTTTATATTGAGCTAAAATATTAGATATAATATTATTTACTGCCACACTTTTACCAGAACCAGTAGAACCAGTTACCAACATATGAGGTGCTTTAGTTATATCTGTAATAACAGAATTACCAAATCCATCTTTACCTAAAGCTGCTTTAATATTTCCTTTAGCACTTTTAAGTTCAGGTGAAGTAATAAGATCTTTAAATGAAACCATTTCAGCATCTTTTCTTGGAATAACAATTGACATAGTACCCTTTTCTCCTGGCCCTATAGTAACTTTTTCTCCCAACATAGTTTCTAAATCTCTTTCAAAAGCTCCACCAGATCTAAGTTTACCTGGTTTGTCACCTTTTGCGATAGGAATCTTATATGTTATCATAGAAGTCCCTTTATCAATCCCTTTAACTTTAGAATTTAATTTCATTGTACTTAATAATTGATCTATAGTTTTTGAAGTCTCATGTAAAGTAGCATCAGTTCCGCTTTTCTTTACTTGTTTTTCAGTTACAGTTGGTAAATTTTCTACTGTTGGTAAATTGTATTTTTCCATTTGTTCTGGAGTATATTCTTTGGCTTTAAATTGCTGTCTAACTTCTTCTATTTTCTTTTCTCTCTCTTGTTTTTCTTGAAATTCACCATATTTTTTTTCATGAGCTACTCTCTTCATTTCTTCTTTTTGAGAACTCATTTTTGCTCTTGGATCCATTAAGTTTTCTTTTCCAAAAGTATCTTGCATTCTTCCTCTCATTCCGGTAATTTGATTTAATAAGTTTTGTCTATTTGGATGATTTTTTAATTTTGTATTTGCCATTTTCTCTAATTCATCTAATCTACTATAAATCTTACGCATATCATCCATACTTCCACCACCAACAGGTGCCCTTTTAATTTTTTCAGGAGCTACCTCTTGTGGAAATTGTTTTTTAGCTTCATCAGGTGTTAATTCTTTAGGCATTCTTTCCATTTTTTCTTTAGGCATTTCTTGTGGCTTTTTTTCTTCGCCTTCTTTTGGTTTCTTTTCTCCACCCTCTTCTGGCTTTTCAGAACTAACTAATTCTTTTTTTCCTGGAATTTTATACCAATAAACCCATTTAGAAGGATCTTTTTTGCTTCTTTCTCTCTTTACATATTTATGCGCTTTACCACTCATACCTGATTTAAAACCTTCTACAGCACCTTTAACACCAGCTCCAATCTTACCAAGTGAAGGTAATTTTACAGCCTTTTCTATAGGTATTTTATATGTTTTTTCTTTAGGTAAAGTTTTATATTGCACGAGTTACCAACCTTCTATGCCTAGATATAACAACATCAATTTCTTTTTGCCATTGTTCTTGTAAGCCTTCCCAGCCAATCTTGCCATAACTTTCACTATATCCGTCAATAGATTTACTTACTGTGCCTCCAGCTATATATGCGCTTTTTTGCTGTAACATATATGAGGCAGCTTTCATTGCGCAAGCATATTGAATATCTGTTGGAGGAGTAGAATGTCCATGAGTGTATTTTATTTCTATATTTCTGCGTCCAGCTATAAATATATTTCCAAACATTGCCGAAAAAGGTTTATCAGCTAAGAATGCTGGATAGATTGGAGGTAAAAATATTTCTCCCCAATCAGCATGAATTATTAACTCTGTATCTAAGAATGTTCTCATTGATTGCATTAATGGATTATACATAATAACATAAGTCAAAGTTGTTATTGGATAATAGTAAGTAATCATACTATCTCTACCATTACCATCATGCCATTCTATGTCGTCTGTATGTACTCCAAAATCTCTGAAGGTAGCATTATTTATATAATTTTTAGACATCTCAATAGCATTACCTATATATGTATCATTTAATATAGAATCTGTAGAGCCCAATATTGGGACTAATAGATTCGTAACTTGCGTAGATGAGCAATAATAATATGTTGAATCATAGGTTGTTGCTACAGCCATTTTGTTACCACCTTATTAATTATTTGTAAAGAAACTACTTTTTTGTTTTTCTTCAACTACTTGTTTTAAATCTTTTTCTTTATTTTGACTTCTAAATTTTGTTATTGGGTAAGAAGTTTCTTTTTTGTTTTCAATTGTAATTGATTCTGATCCTGGTGTAAGAGTTACAGCATCTTTGAGATCTGGTGCTTCTGCATTAGATGTTGTCTCTATTATCTCAGGAGCTTTTATTTCCCCTACTTTTAATTCCTCGGCTTCAATTTCTTTACTTTCCTCTTTTTCTACATAATACTCACCACGTTTAAATTCAACTATTTTATCTGCTAAAACATCATCAAATTCTTGAAATTCTTTCTTTGGTTCTAACTTTATATAATCTCCCTCATGCTTTAAAGTTACTTTTCTGTTAATAATTATCTTTTTCATCGCTTCCTCCTTTCTTTTTTTACAAAACGGGGACTAGGGTTGCTAGCCCCCGTTAACATTCGTTAAGTTAATAACTATTTAAAATTACGCTCCTAGATTTGCTAATTTTACAATCGCGTCTGTATACTGTGCTTTGAATGCTAATCTTTCACTAGCAACGATTAATAACTGGTCTGTTCGAATCAATACTTCGTCACTTGATTTAATTGTAAATACTCTTCTGTCTCCGATGATAGCTGCGTTTCTGTTTAAAATCATTCCGTTTGAATATGTACCATCGACTGCGCTTGCTTCATCTGTTGTATACGTTTCTAACAATAGTAATGTTGCAACTACTGGCACGCCCCAAACTTTTCCGATTTCACCAGGTAATGCTGTCCCTGTTAATCCAAGCTGGTTCAATGCTAGGTTTAATCCTAATAGCTGTCTTAATTTATCTTCTTCTCTAAGTGCTACAACTAATAACAATTCTGCTTTATCTCTACCATATTTACCTAAATTCTTGATTCCACCAGAAATATCTGATAGACTTAGTGCTCCACCTGCTGCGTCAACGTCTGTACCTGCTGCTACTCCTCTTAATCCGTCAAATGCTAATCTTTGGTCATATTGGTACCAATCATCTTCTGTTGCGTTTCCTTCTACTGTTACTGTTGCTGTTGCATCAGTGTCTCCATTGATGAACGCGTTTTCTTCTGCGTATGCAAATGCTTTAGCTAATTCATCTCTTAATACTGGAACAATTGGCAATACTGCGTCTTCTTCTAATTCTGCTGACAATGTAAGCATTGACATTAATTTAACGGCTGCTAATTCAATTTGACCTGTTGCTACTGATGGCTCTACTGCTGTTGCTGCTTCTGCAACAAAATATACGTTTGCTCCTGTTGTGATCTTAGGGAATCTGTATGTCTGTGTAGGCATATCAAAACTTAATAGGAACTGTCTTAGATAAGATTTCTGTCTTATAAAAGGTATAATCTGATCTGCTAACTGAGGAACTATAACGTCACCACCGCTTGAAGCGGTAGTACTTAATGCTTTTTCAAATGTAGTCATGTTAAATGTCACCTCCTGTGTTTATATATGAGGATTATTTTATTTTCGCGATGTTCCTCTAGAAAATCGCTTAAAATCAAACGTGGCATAAAGCCACACTAATTATTGGTTTTGTTTAACTTTTCCAGTAAATAGTTTAGCTAAATATCTATTAGCCTCTATTGGATCAGGACTTGACTTTTCAACTTTTTCAGATTTTTCAATTTTTTCTTCATTTGTAGCTAAGCTTTGTTTACCCGCACCTTTCTTTGTAAGATCTTCAAGAGACTTTTGGATTGGCTCCAATGCTTCCTGTATTGTACTTTCAATAAAGGATTTATTTACTTTATATGTCTTAAATCTTTCTTCTGGAGCTCCTGTTTTCATTGGTTGGAACTTTGTATCGAATTCATGTACGCCACTTGCTTCTTTATTACTTATTGTTTTAAACTTTTTATTGCTTTTTACTGAATGCTTAAAGTTTGCAATAGCTTCGCCTGTTGTCTTTTCTGGATTTTCTACTGATAAATCTTTTTCCATTGTTACTTTTCTTTTAGACTTTGTAGTCCATTTGGTTTTTGCGCCATCTGGTTCATCTGCAATTGCTACTGTATCGCCTTCTCCATTTCCGCCTTTTGACTTATCTGCTCCTGAAACTGAATCATATTTAGTACTTGATCCACTAGGAGAATCTGCAATTGCTACACTATCTCCGTTTGCTTTTGATATACTTAAATCGCCAGAACATGTTGGGCAATAATTCATATCATAGTCTGCTTTAGCAAATACTGCTCCACATCCAGAACATTGAAGTACTGGGCCTTCTTCTCCGCCTTCTTCTTCTATTTCTTCTATATCTTCGCCAATAGGTTCATCGCCCATTGGTTCCTCTGCTGGTTCTTCTACTTGATAATCTGATGGCTCTTTCTTATCTCCTAAATTAGGAGGAGTCTTTTGATCTATAGCTAAATTCTGATCTTCATTTTCATCCATATCTGATACGTTAAAATCATACCCACATTGAGGGCAATAATGTACATCATAGTCTGTCTTTTGGAACTTAGTTCCACACCCTGTGCACTTGATTATATCCACGTTTGGTTCACCTCCTTCTTCCATATTTGTTGATTCTGCTTTTGTATTCTCGGGTTCCGATTTGTTATTTTCTAAAAGGTCTAAAATTCTGTCTAATTTATTATTAGTATCAGCCCCTTCTTCTTCCAAAGAAACGTCTGAATAACTTTCTTCTATTGGTTTTTCTTCTTCTAATTCTGGCGTTTCTTCAGTAATTGGAGGAACTTCCTCCTCTTGTGCTGGTTCTGTTATTGGTTCTTCTGTTGGTTCTGTTGTTGGCTCTTCTGCTGGTGGTTCTTCCGCTGGTTGTTCCGGCACTTCAGGTCCCCCCTCACCAGAAGAGATACCTAGTAACGTACCTAATTCACTCATAGTATTTTGAATTTTCTTTAATTGTTCTTCAGTTAAATCATCTGAAGCCCCTACTGCTTTCGTAAAACTCTTAATTGCTTTTTCAATATTTATACTTTTATTTAATTTTGACAATGCTTCTTTCACCTCCTTAATTTTAATATTAATAGCCTTCTTGGTTTTAACCCTTCCACTAATTAAACTTTTTGCTATACTAAAAACTGCATCATCGTTTACTGGTAAACCAGTTAAACTTAATTCTCTAAAAACCATCTTATCTATAACACTAATATCTTTATTGACACTATGGTCAAATTTTTGATGTTTTTTAAGAGCGTCTCCACCCATTGAACATCCATATAAAATTCCTTGCTGAATAAGAGCCCATATAGGGTCTCCGATTGCTCCTTTTGCAATTTCTCCTTTAAACCATAATCCTTTATCATCTTTACCGGCATCTATTATTTTACCTACTGGTAAACTTAATTCTTTTCTTCTATGTTCAATAAACATTGGGATTGGTCTTCCCGAATTATTTCTTGATTTTACCATGCTAATGGCATCATCATAAGCTTTTGGATCAATTATCTCATTTTCAAAATCAACTTTAGGAACAGACATATAACCTTTTATGATTCGATTTATATTGGTCTTTAAAGTTCCTGTTGATTTACTAATATTTCCATGAAATATAAGTCTCTCTAATATTTTATTATTAGTAGTTCGCCTCATTATTGTAACCTCCTTGGTAATTTATTAAAATGATCTTTAAGTTTTTCAACACTTTTTTCTAAGTGTTCTACACTCATTTTTTTAGGAGCAGGATTAATTTTATTTGAATTAATGCCCTTAATAATATCTTGTGCAAAAACTCTTTGTTTTAAATGTATTTTATTTTCTTTAATCCAACCTTTAGCTTTTTTCAAATCCCAACTTTCACCCTTATTAGGGTCGGTATTAAAAACTATAGTTTGAATTTTTATATTATTTTGTGATTTTTGACATCCAATTAAGGCTTTGATACCATTTGATAATCCAATTAAACTATAAGTACTCTTAACAAATGTTTCAGGATTTCTAAGTCGACACCTAAATGAACTAAACTTTTTTATTGGGAATTCTTTAATCATTTTGTTTTTCCTTTTATGTATTATATATTTTATTGCCAAATACATGCTTTTTCATATACTTCTCAAAATATTTTTTCCAGTAATCTCTATTAAAATTTACTTTAATATTCCACTTATTAGTTAAACTAATTAAGTTACTTTCTTTATTGTTTTTTTTATCATAATCGATATGATGAATAACTAAAGTTTTACTTAATTTTTTTTCTGTTATACCACTCATTTGACAAGTGTAATTATCTCTTCTACGAATTTTTTCTTTAAGAATCTTATTAAATTCTATACCATACGGTTCAAAAGAAATTCCGCCATTCCAAAAATTACAATTTTCACCAGCCCTTATTTCTTTTAACTCTTGCCCTTTTTCTTTGCCATAAATTTCTTCATAGGTTTTACCTTTAAGTTGAGAAGTTTCCCCTTTTTTAGCTTTAGATATTAAATGTCCCCAAGTAAAATTTCTATTTTTACTAGTATATTTACGCAATTTTCTTAATTGTTCTGCTTTTTCTATCCCATATATTTCTTCATAAGTTTTTCCTTTTCTTTTTAAAGCAGATTTTTTTAATGCTCTTAATTTTTTTTGAGAACACTTTCCCTTAAGTGCCTTACTTATATTTTTTCTATGTTTTTTAGAAATAATTCTGCCTTTTAGTTTTTTACTTTTCTTTTTACTAATCTCAATAGCTTTTTTAATACCATATATTTCTTTATTACTTTTTCCTTTACGAAAAGAATATACTTGTTCTTCTAATATTTTTTTTAATTTATTAAGTTTCATATACTTTCCCGCCAAATACGTGAGCGCGCATATATTTCCAGCGTTCAGGTTCTGTCTTTCTAAATTGTTTATTATTTAATAAATAATGTGCATAACTTTCTCCCCAATCTTCTCTCGGACTAGTTAAGCCATACCAGGAAATCTTCATCCTTTTTTTAGGTACTTGATGAGGATCTCTTTGTTTTATTCTTCCCTCTATTAATTCTTTATCACCAGGTTTTAATGTGGTTAATTTTTCTTGCGGCACTTTTCTAAAAGTATCTAATGCAGACATATAGCCATTATGTTTTAAATTTTGTCTATGTTTATTTGTTTTTGGATATTTCCAGCCCGTTACTTCATGCCATAAAGGATTAATAACTGGTCTTTTTAAAGTATGTAAAGTTTCTTCCATAGAATGCCCAATTTCATGAACTATTAATTCCACAAGAGAAGGAACTTTTTCTATTCTATGAAAAGGATGCTCTTTTTTAAATTCTGGTGTAAATATTTGGTTACTTAAAAACACTGTATCTCTAGTATCACTATGTTTAGCTAAATAATTATTATCAGCTTCTACTTTTATTTTCTTTAAACCAATATTGTTTTTTACGTGGGCAGCTGGCATCTGAGACCTTTTTAAAGCTTCATTTATTTCTTTTGTTTGATTATCACTTAATGCTTCGATTTTAACACCATATTCATTTTTATATATATCTTCAATATCATCAGCAACATTAAGATTAACACTTTTTAATAAATCATCTTCTCCCATTTGATAAGGCAGAATTGTTGGTTTTTCACCCTTTGGAACTTTATCTGTAGCTTCATTTAATTTTTCTAAAGCAGGAAATACTAAAGGTTTTTCAGGCAATCTATTATCGGTAGGCCTAGATTTATAAATAGTTTTACTACTTCCTGGTTTCTTTTTACCAGAACTTGTTAATTTCTTTAAATGTTTTCTTCTTTTCTTAACAAATGAACCTTTTTCTGGCTTAAAATCTTTTTGTGGTGCAATAAGGCCTGAATGACCTTGAGAAGTCATATTTTTAAATAGTTCTTCTATTTTTTTGGCTTTTTCCACAAAGTTTTCTATTTGTAGTTTTTTACGCTTTTTATTAAAAGCCTTATTCATTTGTAAAAAAGATTTTTTTAAACTCATTTTTGTTCCTTATTGTAAGTTATTATTTATAAAATTACGGTTCATATCTTGCATAGATAAATATCTTTTAATTTCATTTTCTAATTTTTTAAACATTGTAGAGATTTTTGTTTCTGTTTTTTTGGTTCTCTTATTTATGTAAGCTTCAACTTCTTTCTGTAAGTTTTTATAAACTTCTTCTACTTTTGGTGTTTTTGCGCCTTTTGCTGTGCCTAAAAATTCATCTATATTTCCCTTTAAATCAGAATAAATATCTTCAACAGTTCTACCGCCTCCCATATTTTCTTTTAAACCTTCTTCTGGCTCACTAGATTCTTTTCCTTCTAAACCAGATAAAATTTCATCTATTCCAGTTTCTTCTCCGCCTTCTCCGCCTTCTCCTGACATACCTTCAGCTCCACCTTCACCTTCTGCAGGAGTATAATCTGGAGTTTGTCCAGCTCCTTGAGGTAGTGGTTCTAATCCTTCTTCTTTTCTAATTTCATCTATAGTTTTCCATTTACCCATTATTTCATATTGATGAATTTGAGTTTTTATTAGTCTATCTTGTAAGCTAGTTTCTTCTACAAATTCAAATTTAAGTCCTTTATAATTAAAGCCCATATGAAGAATTTCTTCTGTGAAATACCAAGCAATTTTTTCCATAATTGGATATATCGCTCTATCTTTAAAAGCCTGACTTTGTAACATTTGTCCAGTTGCAGGTGCACCTTTAACATCTTCAGTCCAACCTACCTTACTTGGTGTTACACCGAAAACCATAAGAATAATTTTCATCAACCATTCTAAATAATTTTTCATATCCATATCTTTTGGACCTTTTGACATTGGTATCCATTTTACTCCAGAACCAGGTTTATCAGTGCTACCAATATTACCTAGTACCATTATTCTATGTGGTTTTTGATTATGTTCTGATTCCCAAAATTGTCTAAATCTATCTAGTTCTCTTTCAGGAACAGTTCCGCCTAAATCAATTAATCCTGTAGGAGTAGCATTATTTTCAAAGAATTTTACATTATAAGATTCTCCATATAAAAATGCAGTTACTGAATTATGTAATGTTTCTAATGGCGATAAACCATACACTGACCAAGTTCTAGGATAAGCTTTTAAATATATTAACTCGTCTCTACCAAACTTTTTAGGTTCTTCGCCTTTTCCTTCAAGAGCCTGCCAATATCCACCTACCATTCCCGTTTTATCAACATCAATTCTTATGGTTGCCCCATCGATAGCATATAGTTCAGCAACTCCTTTACCACCTTCAAAAGGAACTTTTTCAAAAACTCCTGAATCTATCAACAATATATCTTTTAAAGCCATACTAAGAAGTTCTTTGAAGTTTTGTTTATTTTTATTTGGATGCCTAAAAAATTCTTCTACTTCATTAATTTGTTTCTTTTCTTTATCAGTTAGTTTTGATTCTTCATCTATTTGAGTTATTTGCCATTTAGCAGAAATGACTTCATTTGTAATTGTATCAACCGCAGCTCTTACAACAGGATTATAAACATACATTCTTCTCATTGTTTGAGCAGGAATTGAATATATTTCTTCTTCTCTTCTTTGTCCATATTGATCTTCTTGTCTCCAACTAGAAATTTTTGCTGATGATGCTTTTTCTATAGTAGGTTGAGATTGGCCCCCCATTGAGCCAAAACTAGACATATTTAAGGCTTTTTTAATTTCATTTTTTCTTAAAGTTTCTACTGAATTTTTAAAACTATCAACAAGCCCCATATTAGCTCCTCCACTTAATAGCTAAATTTATTGATAAATAAACCGCTAAGATTAATAATGTTAATGCCATCAAGCCAACTTCTTGATAAACATATTCTTTAATTCCATAAACAATGGCAAGTATACACACCATAGGTGTACCACGAGTAACCATTGACCTGAAATTTTCGTTCCAATTTTTAATAAGTATTAAAATTCTAAAATAAAACCAGCCTAAAATTCTCCCAACAAAATTAATCAATCCAACTAAAAAACTAATAACTTTAGACTTCTTAAAAATATTAGGTAAATTTTGAAATCGTGCTTTTAAATTATTTTGTTTTGTTACAGACCATTTACAAGAATTACAATCTTTATTTGCGCACCTTATATCTATTTTTTCTACTATTTGTTCTGGTATAAGTCCTTCATTTAATTTTTGTTGAAATTCTTTAACCTTTGTTGCATTAGATGTGAAGGTTTTACCACAAATAAAACAACGCAAAGTTATTTTCCCAGTTTTACTAAACCAATTTTTAATCTTCTCTATAATTCTCTTAAACATTTTTTCCTCCCCATGGATTTAAACTTTTATATTTTTTTAAATTTTCTTTTTGTCCATCGGACATTTCACCATCAGTAAACAAAATACCACAATGTAAACAAATATAGATTTCTTTTTCTATAGTCTTATCTACAACAGTTTCAATTTTAACTGGAATTTTCGTTTTGCCAATATTAGAACTTAAACAATGCGGACATACAAAGTCGATCATATTTATTTATCCTTATATAATGGATCCTTTCTCGACTCTGTTAAATTTGCACTTCTTTTTATTGCCTTATCTAGATATTCTTCTGTTTCTTCTTGAATTTTTTCAGCGTCTGCTTTAAAATAAGGATATATTAAACATTTGGACATTTTTTCATTAGCCCTATTAATACCCCTCATAACTGTAAAAATATCGTTATAATCTAGATTTTTTAAATCATCCCATTTTCTGCCTATAAATTCATCTTGCCCTTTAATAACAATATTGCTTTTATCGACAAATAGTCTCATTCCATGAAGTGTTCTCCACTCCCCATCGCCACTAAGTTGTTCAACTGTTTTATTTACAGAAGATTCATTTGTGGTAAAATAATTATTATCACCAACTTTTTCTACTGTTCCATCGGCCTTCGATATATATGCTTTTGCCAATTTGTCCACCCCCTTATTTTTTCTTTTGTTTTTTTGATTTTTCAATTACTCTAGGTAAATCTAATGCTTTTGCAAAGCTATTTATAATCTCATTATGAGATCTACCTGTAATTGATTTGAATAATTCTCTTGCGCCCGATTCGTCTAGTCCTTCTACCATATAATTAGCATCTCTGCCATCCATAGGTGGCTTATAACTAGTCCATAATCTCCATTCTGCTCCGTCTTGACTTTTCCCAACATAGCCTATAATCCAATTTGTTCCTCTATCATCTTTATAATAATCACATTTTATTGCATTCTGAGCAAAATTTTCTTTTAAGCTCTTTACTGCATCAAATACCTTTTCTTTCATTTGCGGTGCACTCATTGTATTTAAACTAGTCGATTGTTCGTTATGTATAAACTCTTTCATTTATTCTATCCTCCTTGTTTTTTTGTTTTTTTACCAAAATAATGTATTTGTATTCATTTGTGTTCGGTGAGTCGCACCACTACCTGCTACTGAATAAGGTGCAGTTGGTGGTGTAAATTGAGTTGTACCTGGATATCTGATAACACCTTTTGACCATCTTATTTCATCCATCGAACCCGTAAAACTCTTCCACGAAGTAGCATAATAATAAGCACCAAATTTTATAATTTCTCCAGGAGTTGTCCAATGGTCAGTAGCAGTATCAATCTTATTGACACCATCAACAAAAACTCTTGTAGTTCTAGTAGCATGAGTTACTTGAATAGCAATATGTTGCCAACTACCCGTCGTTATTACCGCAGCAGCGGATTTATCACTAGCAGTACCAATTTCTCCAAAACCTATTGCACCATCATCATCAACAAACATTCCGGGTTCTTTTGTATTATTAGAAGAACCCCATAAACCATTTGTTGTACCGACAGATACTAAGGTTGTAGGATAAATCCAAAAATCTATCGCACCATCAGAAGCACTGAAATCAAAATCGGCTCCTTCAGGCGTATAAACATAATCGTTTGTGCCATCAAATAATAGTGAAGCGGTACCGAATTTTTTTCTATCTGTATCGGTTACAGCCTGATTAACAGCGTTCCATTCGTGCGAGCCTTCTTCATCAGTAATAACAGTACCATTATCTTCACCGTTACAATGTAATAAAGAAGTTACATAAGCATCATAGCCAGACATTTATTATACCAACCTGTAATATACTGAAACCCCAACATCATTTGCTGCTGAAAGGTTTATGAATAATGATTCATTAGCCGATGTTGAGAAGCAAGGTACTATAGAGCGAGGTTCAACTGTTCCACCATTTACTCCCAATCTAATTGTATGAGATAATTGAGTTGTGCTATCTTTTAAATAAACATCTGTAGCAGTATCACCACAAGAAATTGCGTACCCATAAACTTGAATAATAGTTCCACTAGTTATATTGCTTATAATAGAATTATCACCCGATGTAGACGCGTCTAAATATGTACTTAAAGTAGCCCCCCCGTCATTTACCGATATTGTTCCTGATACTACTGCTGTAGTATTTTCTAAAGCTGCTAATGATGTAATACCAAGTTCTAAACCTCCATTTGCGTCTGTTTGTAAATATTTATCTGCTTGTGTTTGATCTGTAGAACCAACTTTTACGTTACCTATAGTAAAAGATGTTCCCGATAATGTTATTTCTGTATCAACGTGTAATTTGCCATCTGCAGAAGTTTGCAACGGTAACCAATCTCCATCCCTATGTGTTACTTTCCCAATAGCAGAATTAGTACCCGTACCACTAATCATAGCATAAATTACAGTCGGTCTTTGTCCCATTCCATAATCAACCATTTATTTTTCCTCCTCGGATTTATTCATCCAGTTGTCAAATCGTCCTTCAAATTCATCTAAAAATCCAAATTCATTAGTCCTTCTAGGATAATGTTCTGGTGCTGAATATATTTTTGTTTCTTCTCCAACTTTTCTTTGGCCTATTAGTTCTCTTTGAACTTCTCCAGTATCTTTATTGATAGTAACTCTCACAGGCATTTTATTAGGAGCTATTAGCTCTTTTTGTGTGCTTTTAGATTTACTTTCATTTAAATCAATTTGATATTTTTTTATTGTCATATTTAATCCTTATTTTCTATCCTTTAAGTTTAATTTATTTATATGTTTAGATACTTCACTAAACGGTCTCTTTGATAAATAATTTATAATCGCTGCCAATAACTGTTCGTCTATCTCATATTTCATATAACCCCCTTTTATTTATTTTATTTTTCATTTTATTTAAGCCATTAAATACCAGTATGACCCACTCCATACGAGTGTCCAGCCACCATATGTAGTAAACCCATAATCTGCACCTGATGGAGTTAATATCTTTTGTGTTCCTGACGCTTCGTTATGTTCAAGTTGTAAAGTATTAGCAGTTACTTGTTTAATTACATGAATTACTTGACCAGTTACGCCATTCTTAAAACCACCAATAACAATATTCCCTGAAGTAGTATTACAGAATACTGTATGTATATCAGTAACATCAACATCATCATCACTAACAGTTATTGTTTTTACACCACCAATTAAGCCCCCTGTAACGGTTGTATCATCAACAGTTAAATCATTAACAAATCTCCCAGTTCCAGCAACATCTAATTTGTATGTTGGTGTTGTGTCTCCTATTCCTACATTGCCAGCAGAAGAAATAACTAAATCAGCAGCACTTAAACCAGCAGTTGTTGGTAATCCCCCGTAGCTTCCGTTATGTGCGTCTATGTAAAAATAACCACCTGCGGCTTTTCCTATCTCTGCCATATAAGCAGTTCCCCCAGCGTTTTCTGAACGCATAACTAATGCAGAATATCCAGAGCTGTTTGTTGCTCTTAATTCTTGTAAAATTCCTGTTGTGCTTTCTACATGAAGGGGATAACCTGGAGCAACTGTTCCTATTCCTACATTGCCAGCCCCTGTTAAAGTCATTCTATCTATTCCTGAACCTGCCCCTGTAGCAAATGTTATAGTTCCTAGGTTGGTTCCACCACCACTACTCCATATTCTTAAGTCTGAGCTATCCTCTACTATAGTTGAAAACCTACCATCATCAGTATCGTCTAACCTTATTGCTGTTGAGCCTGTTGCTCCTGATAAATGTAATAATGATGTTGGTGCTGATGTTCCTATTCCTATATTCCCAGCGAGAAAATAACCCTGAATACTATCTATTGCATAACTTCTAAGTAAAACTGTTGCGGACTCAGCCTCATTATATAGTTGGAAATATCCTCCATTTCCGCTACTATCTCCTAATCTTATTCTATCTTTATCAGAATCCCCTGAATCGGAAATTAACACATAAGAACCTGATAAAGCTATTTCTAAAGGAACTGCTGGAGTTGATGTTCCTATTCCTACATTGCCAGTATCACCTTCGACAACCAACTTGTCTGTATCAACTAAAAAATCATCTCCTGCATCACTGCCTAACACTACGTTAATGCTTGTTCCAGCATCACTTGAAATTGTATCTAATGCAATATCTCCTACATTGGTTATGTTTTTATCAGCAAACGAAACTGCTGCTCCCGATGGAGTGATTGTTAAATCTCCTGCTGTATCTACTGCAAATACGCAATTATCAGTCCCATCAAATGAAAGTTTTAATTGATTGCCAGCGTGTAAGATCTCTACTTTTGTGTCAGGGTCAGTTACTCCGAACCCTGTGTTACCGCCAGCTTTTAATATGAGTTGAGCATTTTCTCCCTCTATCCCGAAGCCAAGACTCCCGCCCGACCTTGCAAAATAAAATCCGTTTTCAGTACCTATATAATCAGTTCCCCATTTTCCGAATACAGTTAAATTTTGCTGTCCTGTATGTTCAAATCTAAGAAAAGAAGCGTTATCTGCATTCCCTTCTATAATATTTACTCG